GATAGTTACCTCATCACCTAAGTTAGATACCTCGGTGTAACCAAGCTGAACGCCTTGTGCGTCAAGCTGAGTCATATAATTATTCATTGAGAATATAAAGTCTTGATACTCATCGGGCTCTAGCGGAGCCTCACTAGCCTGTACGAGTATTCTCTGTAGTGATGCCTTTGCAACCTGCGCGACAGTAGCCATTATTCGTATGTAGCTCCCTTCGCTGTCCGAGCACTTTGCTTAAAAGCCTTCTTAGTCGGAGCTCCGGGACTGCCAACCTTCCTCATTTTCTCAGGAGTCTTACCAGCAGCTTTCTGGGCTTTGATTCTTTTTCTCTTTTTGTGGATGTTTGCATATAAGCCATTCATTCAAACTTTGCTCCTTTCATTGACTTGCTACCCTTACACTTCCATCTCTTTCTTGAAAGCCTAAGAGGAGAGTTAGGGTCTTTAGCCGCTTTGGGAAAGTCTTTCATCTGACCCATTGACCTAGCGCAGTAAGCATCACCCTTGCTAGTACCCGGCTTAACGCGAGGGCCACCGCCCTTGGCCTTTCCAGCTTGCCCGTAGGAAACCTTCTTGCCAGAAGCAGTGACTTTTACTTTCGCTTTACCTTTACTCGGTTTTGCCATATTTAAAAAAGGGCTCCCAGAGGAGCCCAACTCACATCAGGGAGTCTTATACACCAAACCCATGTCCAGCCATAAACGGATTGAACGTGGCATACGCAGGTAGTAAGTCGAAACGTACTTTCTGCGTGTTAGTGTCACCATCTGAATACTTACTAACTCGGATGGACATACCATCTTCAGTAGTAGCAACAGTATCAGTGGAGTACAGCTTAGGTAGCTTGACAGTACCAATACCAAACGCTTGCTTCATAAAGAACAAGTTAGGCTGGTAAGTAGCACCTGTAGCACTAAGGACAGTAACAACCGCGCCATTCGCAGGAGCAGCGTCAACTGTGTTGTACTGACCAGCAGCCTCATAGATTGCTGGACCAGCTACTACTAGAGTACCTGCACCTGCACCACTTAGAGTTACGTCAGCAGTCACAACGCCTGTCCACGGAACCGCAGCACCATTCTCATCAATCATAGCGACGCGAGAGTTGATGTTTAGACGGTTAACGTCAGCGATCTTAATCATATCGCCAGCCTTAACTACCATGTTTGCTTGTAGACCAGTAACAGCGATGTTTTGCGTCATTGTGTCTTTAGCTGTGACATAAGTAGCGTCAGGAGCAGCACTTAGAGTACCTGCGCGGTCTGCACCAGTACCAGCAGTGAATGTGCTCAAGCTTTGAGAAGTCAACGCTCTAAGTCCACCAAAGTTGGCAGAAATCTGGCTGTTTTCCCACGCTGTGCGAACAAGTCCGTCAGCCGCATTCAAGCCATTCTGTGCGCTTGCAAGCTTAGTCGCTGTGAACGGGTTCATTACATAGAACTTCTCAGCCTCAGCCGGGACACCTATGCTATCGAGTAGCGCACCGGCACCAGCGATATCAGTCCAAGCATCAGCGAATACACCGTGTGTACCATAGCGCAGTGAAGAGTTCTTCAACATATACAAACCAAGATCAGTCTCAAGGTCAGTTACGATTCTTCGCGCCATAGGTGCAAGGATCTGCTCTAACTGATCGAGCTCTAGTGCTTCTTGGATGTTGGTGAACTCTGTAGCCACTGTGAAGTAAGGCTGTACTGTACCTGTTGCCTTACCTGCAATGATATCTGACTTAGCCTGACCAGTTAGGTCACCGCCAGCAGTTCGGATTGAGTTGTAGTCGTGAGGACGCTTAAAGTCTACGTTGGAGCCTGTAGATGGGTTGAATCGACCACTAAGAAGCTGTGTATCGACAGTTTTAGTTAATACTCGTGCGCTTTCAAACGCATTTAGAAAGACCCTCGCTAGGGGTCTGGTAATGTTACTGGATAGATTATTAGCCATTTCTGGATCACCTCATTCATTCAAAAGTCGCTCCTTTCGGTGCCTTTGCAGAAGGAGCTTTACCTGCTCTCTCTGGGGCGTTCACCGGGTCCGGAGCCGCATTTACTTTAGGTTTAAGTGCAGATGCCTTTGCACGAACGTGTGTTGCTATCCTAACTGCCGCCTGTGTCGGAGGCATCGCCCGAAGACTGTCCAATTCAGTAATGTTCTGACTGAGGTACTTGGTAATCGCAGGACCGAGATCATCTTCTAAAATATAGTTGATAACCTCATCTGACATACCAAACTGCGCTACTGAGTTACCAGCGACTTGCAGTTCCTCTGTCGAGATACCTAATTGAACGGCTCTCTGGGAGTAGGTAGCTACCTTATCGTTAAGAAGCTCCTGCTCTTTTTGTATCTGCTCTTGATGAACTCTCTGGCGTTCTTGTTCATGGAACCGCTGTTGAGCATCATATGCAGCCTGTCTAGCTATGGCCTCATCCCTTAATCGTGCCTGCTGTTGGAACTCCGCTTCGCTTAACGCAAAAGGATCAGGCTCTTTCGGGACCGCTGGCCGCTGTTCTTTGGGAATCTGCTGCTCAAGCTCCTGAACTCGACGCTTTAACTGATCAGCCTCTTTTTCAGCATTTCGCTGTTTGTAGACCTTTTCAGCTATAGCCTTGTCGAAAGCTTGTTGCTGCACTTCGTCAAAGACAGGTTTGGTTTGTTTCTCCTGAACCTCTTCAGTATCCGGTGATGACTCGGAGTCAGTCTCCTGACCTTCAGTTTCTACCTCTTCAAGCTCAATATCTTGAGCCTCATCAAGCGTATCGTCTGGTTCCATCGTTTTACCTATGTAAATGCCCTTAATGAACGGTAAGGTTCCGTACCTCCAGAAAAGCGTGGAGTTCGCTATGGTGTAAATATATCACAATTTAGTAAAAAGCAATACTTTTATGCAATTCCAGCTAATGCAGATCGAGTTGGCTGAATACCAGATAACAAGTTAGAACTATCAACTTTGGCTGGATCAAACTCGGCCTCAATGGATCGGATGTTTTTAGGATCAAAGATTATATCAATCGTGGTTGGATCGTAATTTCTTGGGATTTCAGTAGATAAATCAACATTAGGAACGCTGTCTAACATTCCGCTTGCATTTACCTCGTCAAGAAAATCCATCATCTCCTGACTTAAAGGCTCGTTGTTGGAAGCAGATGGCCTCAATGGAATTTCGTTAGACGCTTTATCAAACACATTGTTAATTGATACAGAATCATAGCCTGCTGCTTGTGCTGCATACGCTATATCATCTGTCCTAGCCACGCTGCCTACACTAGAATGCAAGTTTGCTTTAACATCATCAGGTAATTGATCAACAGGAATTGAGTTAAAGTTATTTCTGCCGCCATCAACAACAAGATTGTTTCCTTTTCTTAAATATGAAGCAACGACATTGCTTCCATATTCACTGGCATCTTCAGGGCTGCTAGTAAACATTTGATAGTTTCCAGCTTTACTTGGATCGTACTCGCCACGAAGTCCTCTGTATGCAGTCCTGCGAGTATCAAACCCAAGGTCTTGCGCTCTCTGCATCCTAGCGCCTTGCTCCATCCAGCTTGGAGTTAGCTTGTCATTGACTCGCTTAGTGTCTATTAGAGAGTCATCAAACATGACGAAGTTTCTTGTGCCTTCTCCTGCGCTTCTGCTTGTGCCGTCTAAGTAACGGATTCCCGGTATCCCTAACGAGGCCAGTTCTGCCGAGGCTTCAGCACCTCCTCCTGCGTTACGCCCTACAAATTTGCCATATATGGTCTCTCCCCTGTGTCCTAGCTCACTCAGTCTATCTACATCTATACCGCCTTCTCTTAATGCGTTTTTTACCGCCTCGCTCTGATCCCCTAAAGGGGCATCCCAATCCAGTAGTTCATCAGGCTCTACGTTTAGGTTTACGTTGTAAAGGGTTGGCTCGACAGGCATCACCATTCTATCCGTGGCTTTGATTACCTCTGGGTCTTGTGCCGCCTTTAATATTCCCTGTATATCAACACCGTCAGGCTCTTCAAGAGTATAACCGCCCTCGTCAATCTCTTTAACCATAAAATCGTAAAGACTTTCTTTTTTGGGGTCGTACCCTCCCTCATAAGCCCAATTAACCATGTATTCAGAGTTTTGGAAATCTGTATAAGGAGAAACGGCTCGATTAACATCATCCATTGCGCCCTGATAAGCCGTCATATCATCACCAAGAACTTTGGCATAATTCTCAGAGACACCTTTATTCTCAGCAAAGTACAGCCCATGACCATAAGCCTGTGCGCCCTCGCCAGTGCCTATGTTGCTCATAGAGAAGTTGTTGAACCTGTGCGGAGAACCATGCCATGCGTCTATTCCACGCAAAGCTGATTCACCTTTCTTTAATCCTTTAGCA